GTCGCCTGCTACACTGCAATGAAAGGTATTCACGATTACTCGAATATTCGCTACAATTAAAACGCCTCCATCAAGGACCGTTTTGTAGTGAGAATACGCACAAAATACAACAGATATTTGAGTTGTTAGACCATGGAATTAAAGACGAAGATCCACTCTAGATGATTGATCACAGACACCTTGTAGATAAGGATAATATTCTACAAAGGGGGTGCTCTGGGATAGGTCCTCATCAGAGATTGGTGGGAAACCACAGGATTCACAGTGTTTGAACAGCTTTTGGTAAGATTGCTGCCAGTCACACAGTGGTTCACTAGGATCGATTTTAGATTCAAAATCATCTTTCTTCAAGTCCATAAATGTCTTGGCTAGTACATTGGTAGTGACACTCGACATTAGATTAATCGAGGCCACATCTTCTTCTACTAGTTCTTTTTTCTTTTTATACTTTACACAAACTCCTCTCATGAGTAATTTAAAGGCAGGAGCTGCTAGTTTCCAAAGAGAGAAACTGTCAGACTGACCTAATGGAGGAGATTTAAGTCTCTGTTGACGTTCCGGTGACGCATTAAGATAAGATGCCATCACAAGTTGTGAACGAGAGAAGCGCGTTTTCTCAGAGGAAGAACGGGAGTTTGTGTACTCACCTATGCAGGGCAAACCAAGACCACCGAGGTGGCGAGGGAGCCAATAAGACATTCCACGTGGCAGAAATTTATCAAGACAAGGTTTCCAGGACGATATAAATCGTTTCAAAAGATTAACCTGGAGGGCTAAAGGATGCCCTTTGATTAAATCACGAGCCATAGTATCAACAGATGGGGTACGGGGATCATCACTCGGAAGTAAGGATGATTCGGACACATACCCTTCACCAGGACCTTTGAGTATTCCATAATTTATATGTGGAGTATAGTCAAAGCGTCGGGAAGTTCCATCAGTGGAAGCTACAAACATAGCTGAATTAAGTATAATAAACTTTGTACTGGTAAAATTCTTACCCATAGAAGGAGCAAGACCACCTAAGGAGGTAATATGTTGCCAAAGGGCATAACCATATTTATCAGTAACAAAGCCAATATCATCACCATTTATCAACACATCCAAATCATGTAGTGGAATCACTTTTCCCAAACGGGCCTCAAGAGCGAGGCGAGTTAGGGCAAGGTTAACCACACAGAGGACAGGGAAAGAGGTGGGAGAGCCCATCAATTGGCCCCAAAGTTGTTGCTCAGAGATTTCGAGCAATTCATCAGCACTAAGCTTTTAAATCTGTTTAACAGACAAACCGGGAGGTAACAGACGGTGACCAGTAAGGGAGTCACGGTAGAGCTCACACCACTCATCGGTCCAACCAGCATTACGAGAAATCACATTCGCACATGCCAAAGAAAGCAGTGGATTAAGATTATTAGTAGCACCTTCATAATCACCTGAGACATAAAATTGATCATCCTCCAAAAGAGGGAGGACTTCCTGGAGATAAGACTCCGAAATGGGTTGACCAATAAGTCGAAAATTCCGACAATGTCTAAGATGGCTATGAGTGGCCTTTTGGATGTATTTACACTTATAGTAACGGCCTTCAGGCCCACCTGTGATAACGCGAACTTTAAAGGGTTCAGCAAGACCAACCGGTCGAGCTACATTCAAGCGTTCACAATCTCGCTCTGCTAAGGATTGAGCAGCATCGAAGATCTTAAAAGATGTAATGACAGGAAGGTCAATAAGATCAACGGGTCCATAAAAGGGAAGATCAGGATCGATATTTTGGATATCAGACCACTGAAGATCACGAAATGGAGGCAAGTGGGGCCCATAGGCAAGTGTTGGTGAAGAAGAATCACCAAGTTTCTCAGTAGAGACAAAGGTGCCAAAGGCACCCCCACGTATTCTGGTGGAGAGTACATGGCCAGCTACTGAAGGTATATAGATCGGTTGATCAGAATACCACCCCGGACGGTAAAGATCATTTGTTGTACGGGAAACAACATCAATAAGGTCTGCCATGGTGAAAGGAACAGTTGATGGTAAAGGGCGAGTAGTGCTCAACGCCTTAACTGTATCAACCACCTTAGCAGTGATCATACTATCGTTCACAGGAGCTGCACCATTCTTCAATTGAGTCAGATTATTTCCGTATAAAAGATCACGGTTATAAAGTTTGAGTCTATGAAAACGGCCAACAGCACCTCCAAAAATAACTTCTGGACGATCATCCATATGCAGGATATCGGGAACTGGGGGAAATTCGGTTTGGGAAAAAGAAACACATGCGGAGTAACAATATTTAAATTTCAAATAAGTTTCCATCTTGTCGAAAATATCAAGAATGGATAAGTTGACTCCGAGTTTGGTCAATGTGTTAGGAGAAGGTGTGGAATCGCAACCCATATCTTTAAAAAACTGTAGGGCAAGTTGGATATTATATCTTGCTTTACTACATATGGGAGGCAATTTTGTCTGTAACTCATCTTTTGTTACGCTAAGTAACTTGCGTAAAATATTACTACTCAAAAGATGGACAGAACAAGAATTACAGTTGGGATGGATGGATTCTATACTGCAACTCTCACTACCAGAGATGGCACGCGCTAATAAAATATGAAGCGCACCCCCGTCTACTAGCCAGGAGCAATGGTCGATAACACAACGATTAAAAGTTC